CTATTGGTGTAATGCTTAATTCAAAGTCAGGGAAAGCTTCTTTAATTTTAGCTCTTAATCCTTTTTCTCCTTCATCTTCGCCATAAAAATCTAAATCTTTTACGGCTAAATTTAATTTTTTATCTAATGCCTCCATGTCTAAACCTTCCTCTGCAACATCATCTATACCTGTTTTTGAAATATATTCTAAGTCTAAATCTGAAAATTCAGCATCTTTCTTCCAATTACCTCTGTCTAGTATAGTCCTTATATTTTTTTGACCTGTTAATAATGGACTTGCAGATTCAATAAACTGCTCTTGAGTTTTACGAACTTTAATAGTTTTAGGGTTGCTATCACTCACAGGCTTACTGTCGTCAAAATCAGGATTAGTTTTATCAGCATAAAAACTAATTGTTTTTGTTTCAAGTTTTCCACTAGTCGGACTTACATATTGTACTCTTACACCATCTTTAGTTCTTTTAACTTCTCTTGTAGCAGGGTTTAAAGTGCTAAAATAATCAGTCAATGTTTGCATATCAGCCTCACCTCCAAACCATAATTTACCAACATTAGAGATAATTTTGTCTTGTTGTAGTTTCTCATCTCTAGCATTTTTATCTGATTGTCTTTCTTGCGTAGGCTCTTTTTTAGTTTCTGTACGACTTAGTTGTTTTTCAATCTCTCTACCAATAAAACTTTCTGCTTCTTTATATTGTTTCTTTCCAATCTCACTGCTAAAGTCTGGCACAAGCTTACCTGATCCTGGTTGATTAGGGTCAGCAACTAATAGTATGGTATTTTCGTCTTGCTTGTTAGGGTCTCTTGTGTATCCATATGCCTTTCCGTTAGGTGCAATCCCAACGTAATCAGACAACATGCTCCCAACATTCTGAGGTCCTAAAGCCATCTGTACATTTATCATGTCTTGCTTCACTTTATCAAACTCAGGCATTTGCCTCACATCGTCAATAGAAAAATTTGGTCCAAATGTTTCTACGTATTTTGTAGCCAACCTATCTACGTCTGCATCTAAACCATCGAGCTTATACTTGTCTACTTTTTGTGCAACAGAAAAATTAAGTTCCTGAACAGTAATAAAACTACCAGGAGTTTTGTCCATTGTAGTAATAGACTTTCCACCTCTATTTTCACTTATTAATTTACCAACACTTACCTGACCATTTGTAGGGTTAATGTAAGCCTCGTGGTTAGAAAAGTTTGCAAAGGCTTCAAGCTCTGCCATTTGAAATTGCTCTTGCATACCAGAATCTCCATTCTTAAACCTATCCATTTTTTCTTTGTAAACGGCTTGATATTTTTTTCCTAAATTAAAAAGTTGTGTAGTTCCTTCGGTAAGGTTAGCACGACCAATGTTGTAGTCCTTTAATTTTAATTGACCAGACTTTAAAAGCTTGTCCTGCATTAAACGCATCTGTTGAGCATTATTTGCATAGGTCATAGCAAACTCATTTAAGCCACTGTGCTCGCCTTGTGGAGCTTCTGAAAGGGTTATGCTTAACTCTGCAGTAGCATCGTTAATAGCCTGTCTCTTAGACTCTCTAATAGCCTCAACCTCTTTGAGAGAGTTTACCATGTTAGAGGTAATCTCTGCCCAGTTTACCTGACTACTAGCATCCCTTTCTGCGTACTTATAATATGTTGCCATTTATTTTTTAATTTTTCTAATAATATCCAAATCCCATAATGGAACTATTAACATTGTTTTTATTGCCTTCTTCTTCAACAATAAAATTATCATCTTCTATAGGACCACCTACATTCATTGCAGTACCATATAATAAGTTTTGTAAGTATGCTTGTTGCTGAACACTACCCCTGTTTATGTATGATTGAGGATTAGCTTCAAATTCCTTTGGATTAAAAGAACCAAGTCCTTGACTTCCTGCGAGTTGGCTAAATCTATTAGTATCAAATCCTGAATTTTTACCAGTTAACGTGTCAAGCATATATTTATTTTTTACTGCTTGTCTATCAATTCCTGTACCTATTCCTAAAAATCCTTTTCCTGAGTCTTGTCTAGCTTCTCCAAGAGCTGCTCTTTGACCTTGGTTAAAATCTCTAACTCCTTGACTTTTTGAAAACAATGAAGATGCCTCTAATGCCTGTGTTCCAAGCGATGCTAACTGCTGAAACCCTTGTGTCTGTGCTGCTGCTGCTGCCTGACTAGCGTCTGATGCTGCCATTTGTGCTCCTGCAACCTCACCTAAATCTAACTGAACACCAACATCACGAAGCCTTGACTCCTCTGCTGCTGCTGCCCTATCTAATGCAGTCATCTCTTGACCCATTGCTGATCTAATTCCCTGCTGACCTTTTTGTTGTGCTAGTTGTATTCTACCTACACCTGCTGCTGCACCACGCTCAGACTCTCTTGCCGCCTCAACACCCTGTGCTCCTGCAACCAGTAAAGCCTCACGTTCAAGTTCGTAAGGTTCTTTCTGTATGGCTAGTGCATCTAAATAGTTTACCTCAAGTTTTTTTCTAGCTGCAGCCATTGCTTTAGCTGCCTCACGTTCTGCTTTAGCCTGAGCCTTACGTTGTTGACCTGCCTGCATAAAAGATGCACCCATACCAATAGCACTTAACCCTAAGCCAATTGCTGCTACTACTCCTGCCATAATTTTTCTTTTTTATTGTATTCTTCCATAGTTATTGAAAAAAAATTATTTTCTATATCTTTTATGTCTCTTGTGTCTGTTGAATTTGCTATTACATTTATCCACACACAATCTTCTACACATTTAATTATCCTTTTAGTACCCTTTAAAGAGTAAGACCAACAAGGAGCTATATGCTCTACAATTTCATTTTCATTTTCGACTACAACTTTTCCAGATAATAAAAACCAAAAATGATTTGTATGGTGTATAGAACTTACCACTATAGTACTTGCTTTCATTTTCATCTGACGCATATATAATCCATCAGTAAAATTATTTGTTATTGGAAACTCTTCATTGCTAACTAAGTTTTTACCATCACCATACGTATGTTCATTATCACTTTCGATAATTAAATTTTGTAATACCTCTAATTTTTTTATAAAATTAACTGATAACTCACTATTCATTACTTCAAAGATACTAATTTTATGGAAATGATTTCATTACCTCCGATTCGACTGCAAACAATTCAACTGCACCTGTATTATCATTTGTTAAAGTAAACACTGCATAGTGACCTAATATACCATGAGACTCGGCAGTTCCGTTCTTTATAAAGAAATAATAAGCATTTCTTATTGTTGGTAAGTTTCCAATTACATTTCCTGAACCTGGTGGGTTTTCAATAGTGGTATCAATTATTAAATAATTATCTCCATTTTGAATGTCTACAACTTTATTTATTACCTTACCAATTAAAGTAATTAAGGTATTATCCTTTGTGTAAACTAAATCTCCAATGCTTAATATAGTTCCTATATTTACAAATGGTGTTGTACTAAAGTTAACTTGTACAGCGGCAGGGTTAGTAATATCTACACTTACGTTGTTACCAATACCATTAGCTGACCTTAAAGGGTACTGCGTAATACTTGCAGGCTCTGTGTTTAATGCTCTAAGATATCCAAAATAACCACCTTCTTTTAAAGCATAATCATCTGCATCAATAAAGTTACCTAACTGTTGATCACTATTAACACTTGCACTCCAAGAATCATCTGACTCCAAAGCCAATGTTTTAAATATTTTATTTGTTAAAGGCTCATCGTTAAATACGGATGTCATTATAGATGCGTAGTCTATACCGTAATAATTGTTTCTTCTTTCATTGGTGTTATGCCTGTAAAGATTTCCATCTTTAAAAGTATAAAGATAATTATTCATACCTTGAATCCAATCAGGGTAGTATGTATAAAAAGATGGAAATCCTTGTACTCCATCGTCGTATGTTAATGTATATTTTTCTATATCCATATATTAAACATTTAAATTATTTATGGTATAACTGGAGGGCAATCAATATTTACACTACACGCTGTTGAGCTACTATATACATTAATTCCTTCATCTGGAGAAAATGGAGTTCCTGATATTCCATATTGGAATAACCCAGCAAATTGAGTAACACATAAACCAAAGTAAGTATTACCACCACTTGGAGTACCTGGAGTTGTTTGTAAATTTACAGGTACAGGTCCACTTCCATCACAAGGGTATGAGTTGTAATATAAATCTTCTCCACCACTTTGTAATAAATCATCACGTACTTCCACTGTTATACAGAAACAAGTTGGACAAGAAGGTCCTATTTGTTGAACCTGCAATTGTCCTGAAAGATTTTCACGATATATATTTGCACCAAACTCTCTATAAAAACCATCAGCTAAAGGCGTAAGTAAAGCAGAAGTTTGGAAAAGTTGTGATGTATTGTAAAATGTTTCTCCTAATGGTATATATGCATTAACACTTGTGCTTGTATTACAATATAAATCAAGTGCAGAAGTTGCATTGTATTGAAGACTAATTTCATTCTCGGTACAACTTAAACATACCTGTTGCGGTAACAATACACAATTAACTAATTCTCTTGAAATTACCCCATCAGAATAAAAGCCATCAGGAGCACATATTGTTAATTCAGCATCAGTAAATACTCCAGATGCAGACCCTAATGATGGTCCATTTAAATAATAATTTCCTGATGTAGCCATTTTAATTTTTTATAGTAAAATTTAGTAAAGTTAATATATATTTTTTTTTACCAATATCAGCACTAAATTTAATAAAAGTTATTTTACTTATTCTAAAAACAATATCTATTTTATCATTTTGCTTTGCGTTTGCCTTCCAACTGTTTATATACTTCATAGTTTTAATTACCATCAACTATTTCATTAAGATATTGCTCTATATAAGTATATCCTGAAGGAGCAGTGTCATTAGCAGTTGCACCAACTGGCATATTTGCTGACGCCCAAGCGTCTGATATTCCATCACCATTTGAATCCGTTGGTGGTGTACCATTTGCAATTGTTGGAAATGTATTTGTAGTATTATTAGAAGTTGCTGTTAAATTAATTACATCATCATAAGCTCTTGTGTCTTCTGTATCTCTACCCTGTATAGAATTACCAACCGTTGGCATTAATTCTGACACTAAATTATTAGCAGTCCACAAGCTAACGCTATCATTTATTAATGGCGTGCTGTATGCGGTTGCTGATTTCTGATAAGACTGAGGTGGATTTGTTTTGTTAGCCGAACCATTAAATAGTTGAGCAACATCCCATTCATCACCACTAGCTAAACTTGGTCTACCCTCTCCATCTATATTACCATCAACATAAGCAATTGCATTGCTATTATCATTAGTAAATCTTAGCATACGTCTTGAATAACTGCCACCTGTTTCTTGGAACGCAATATTGTTCAAGTAGTTTAGATAGAATGAATTACTAGTATTTATGTTTGAGAAAGAAGTTGCACTACTATAGTCGTAAAATATACAGTTTGCAATTTCATACCAACCATTATATGTGAAAGCACGAGCTACATCATTCGAGGCGATAGCTGGATTTCTTTCTTTAGAATTAACATGAGCATTTCTAAACCAAGATATTCTACTCGGTGCGTATTTCAATAGATTTGATTTATTGTTACCACCGTAAGAATTCGTAAATAAACTATACTGTACGGATATGTTGTCTAAATCTCTATTGTTTAAATCATAGTTTTGATTAACTATGTCTAAGTTACCATCACTTGACCAAGAGGCTGAGCAGTGGTCTAATATTATATCACTACCTTCCCAAATCAATATGCAATCTCCTGCGTTAAATCCAGTAGATGATTCACTTCTTCTAAAAGTTAAATAACGAATAATAACATCACTTGTTTGTATAAAGAACAATCTATCAGGCTGACCCACTTGTCCAGTTATCATTATACCACCACCTGGTGCTGATTGACCTGCTATCGTTATAAAAGGATTATCTATCACAATAGGCGTAAGTACATCTATTCTACCTCCTACAGCAAATGTTACTATTCTAGGTCCAGATGCCTCACAAGCCTCTCTTAGTGTACCTGCTCCAGAATCAGCTAAAGAAGTTACTATATAAACAGTTCCTCCTCTTCCTCCAACAGAGTTTTTACCATACCCTTCAGCAGTTGGAAACGCAAGTACTTGTCCTGGTGGATTTACAGGTACATCAGTAGTAGTAGCCTGTGTTACACTACTTTGAGCAGATTCATTGCCTGCTGCATCTACCGCACTAACAGTAAAGTCGTAAGCTGTTAATGCTGTCAATCCAGTTACTGTAGTGTTTAACGCTGTAGTGTTTTTATTTAATACTCCATCAACGTACATATTGTATTGAGAAACACCTACATTATCAGTTGAAGCTGACCACGCTAAAGATATTGAGGTATCGCTAATACTAGTAGTAGTTAGATTTGTAGGAATTGTAGGTGGGTCTGTGTCTGGTTCAGATGGACCTTGAATTAACGACCATTTAGCAGAATCAAAACTAGAACCTCCACTTGAAGCTCTTGCTGTAACTCTTAGTTGATCTACATCTGTACCTGTAAATGTAAATGAAACAATCTCTACACTCGTTCCATTGTTTATAACAGTATAAGGTAAGAACTGAGTACGACTTCCAGTTGTGGAATTTCTTGACTCTATTAGTAAAAATGCATACGTAGAAGCATTTGAAATGTCTGCTCTAAGCGTATAAGTTTCACCTACAATTAATGTTGGTGATAAATTAAAAGTTACCGAGCCTGTAGAAGTACCATCATAAGTTGCTATGTTGTTAGCAATTGTCCATTCAGACTGTAGTGTTATATCTGAAGCATCGTTTAACAAACCATTTATAATTACACCAGAATCAAAAGAAGGCGGTGGTAAACAATTACAATCTTTTAATTGTAAACTATAACCATTTTGAAATGCTGCTTGTGTTGCACATATACCTATAAAACTTCCTATAGGAATAGATTCATTTATAATTGTTCCATTACAGTCTGTATATGTAAATCTATTTGCACTACTATCATTTATTACATTATAATTATTACAAATATTATTACAACTTATTTCGCTACTAAGACTTGTCGCAGTTGCAGTTGCAGGACCTGTATATGTTTCTGATGTTACTACATAAGTACAATTTGGATCTTCATTTATATTTATCAAATCACCAACATTAAACAAACCACTGTTTACAATTATTTCTGTATTATTTCCTGTTGTAATCCAATCTATTGCACAGGTTTCAATATTTAAAAATGGTAAAAAAGGATTACATTCACAATCTTCAAGACTATACTCAACACCTTGTACCTGTAAATCAATATCTCTAGCACAAATTTGAACTTCACTATTTGCAGGGACTATAACTGATACAGATTCTCCGTTACAATTTATATAACTCACACTTGCGTCAACACCATCAACCTCACCCAATATATAAGTTTGGCATATATCTTCACATATTGTTCCTGCAGGTAAAATTGCAGATACACTAGCAGTTACCTGATCGTTTGTAGTAACACCAACTATATATGTACATCCTTGAATAGTAACTAATTGATCTAGAGTATATACACCTGTTATAACTTCAGTTTCTACAACACCATCTGCTCTACACTGGGTTGCTATAAAATTTACTGGTTCATTACAACCACAACAAGCATCTACATTACTAGTTGTCGAATAACATAACTCTGCAAAACCTGGTTCTCTGTAATCATAAATTAAATACAAGTACTCTCCGCTATTTCCTGTAGGCATTATAAAATCAGATAAATACGTTGTTGGTGCATTTAAAGAATTTACCGCTAAAGTATTTGACAGACTTATTAAAGTTTGAATAGAAGCTGGAGTATTTGGATATAGAGTAGCTGACCTAAGATACTTAAAATTCATAGGTGGAGTTACAAACACAAAATCATCAGTAGGTGGGATTTGGTTTGATATTATTGAAACAACTGCTCCATCAGCAGGAATAACACCTGCTCCTTGTGCTCCTGATACAGAACTATATTGTGATACAATAGGGTTTGAAGAAGATAAAGTTAACTGAATCTGCTCTTGATGTAAGGGAGAAACAAACGATCCATCTACCCATCTGTACTGGTTATGTATAAACTTACCTGCATCAACTCCTTCTGAAATACAAACTTGTATAATTTGTATTATGTTTGCGTCAGGACAACTTACAGTATAATCAATAATAGCTGCTGAACTTCCATCAATAGAAAGATTTAATGTTTCATTTAACACATCATTTTTATCAATAACTATTGTGTTTAATCCATTAACTAAATCTATTTCTGTTAAACTTTGTCCATATATTGCTGATGCTTGTAAAGTCCCTGTAGTTTTATCTGAAATATTTAATGTTATTGTAACATCACCAACTAAATTTCCAACGTTAAAACAATAACTAAGTAATGTTCCACTATAATTTATTAATTGATTAACACCACACTCAATACATGGAATATTGATTGGTAATAACTCATCATTTATAGAAAACACATACTCATCCATATAAGGGTCATACCCTCCTAATTTTTGAGTATTTGGTGATGCTATAAATTTATCTCTAAACCATGAACGCATTCCTGCTTCAGATATAACTGTAAGTTGTTCATTAGAGTAAGCACTACCCTTTAATTGAAGAAGAACTCCACGTTTCTGATCAGAAAAATATTTGTTATATCCATATACTGCAAAACTTTCTGGATTAAAACTAATACCAAACTCTTCTAATCTAGCTATCTGTGTACCTAAAACTTCAGGCACAGATGTAATAGAACCACCTGCTGCAGAATCAGATAATAAATTTTTACCTGCTAATACGTAAGATATTTTATCTTCTTGTAATGTAAGTACATCAGTACTTCTTGCAAATAATTTTTGTATTGGACCGAATGACTCTTCTGTTTTCTTAAAGTTTATTAAACCTAAGTTAAACTCATTAAGTTTATTTACGTTACTTTCATCATTATATATTCCACTATATGTAATATCAGCAAACCTGTTAGCTTGTCGATAATCTTCTGCCGATACAGTTGTAACCCTATTACCTAGTAAAAGTGGTCTTCCAACTATAGAGTCTCTAATCTTATAGCTTTCTACACCATTCCCAAAAGCAAAACAATTAAAAAAAGATGTGTCTATAATAGCAGGATTTATTGCCGACTGGTCTTGAACATTTCCTTTATGTCCATTATAGGCAGGCTTACTTTCAATTAATACATCTAAAGGATTTACAGGTGGTGTTACAGGAGATATAGACACTGAACCGCAATCAGCTAAAAGGTCTTGTTGTGTGCCTGGTTGAACAATAATTTGTTGTTGAACATTATCTAATGCATATATAAAAGCAATTGGGTTTGGTTCATTAGAACCTACATCTAATACAAAATTACATCCATCCTTTACAATGTCAAAAGTTTGAGAACCCTCATACCATACATCAGGCTGTGCATCTGTAGGAAATGTTTCAAAAACAATAGTGCTTTCTGCTCTAAATATTTCAAAAGTAGCGGATACTTTTGATTTTCTTTTAGTAGTTTTTCCACAAGCTTCAGTTCCTGAAATAATAAATTTTATTTCATTTGAAAATTGATTTTTATACCATTGATATTTATTTGTACAGAATGAAGGATTCAAATCAGGAGATGGTATAGTATTTGAAACTATAGGTATATATACATTATCTATATCACAACCTGAACCACCTACCTCTTGCTCACCTGTATTTAAAATTCTTTGAATATTATCACCATTCCACCAATCAATAATATCATCATAATCCTTAGATGAAATTAATGATGCATCTAATTTATATTTTCTTCTTTCACATTTATTATTTCCTTGACCAGGACCTTTTCTAGTAAAACGAAAAGTTAATTTTATTATACTACCTGCTGGTATAGTGTAGTTATCAAAATTACCTGTGCCATCATTTTCTCCAAATCCTTTATAGTAAAGAATGGGTTTACTACCTGTAGTATTTGGTTCAGTTGTTGCAGTCTCTGATTGTTTGCCAGGTAAAACAAAAGGATTGTCACCTAAATCAATAGCAAAATCTTGAGCCTTTATTTTCATGTAAGTACCTGCAGGGACAGGTATATCTTCATTATCAGAACTTTGAGGAGGAGGCACTATAAAATCAGCCTCCTTCGCTTCTTTTTCTAAAACTGTAGCATATGAACATCTCTGTAAAACACCTGAAGTATCAAGTTTTACAATATATCTATCACCTGTCTCTACCTTCCTTTGATTTTCTCCATCTAGTAAAAAGTATGTTTCATTAGTTGAAGGGTCAGTAAAAAATATATTTACGTAAATAGTTTCATAACCTTCAGCACTAGGCTTTATTGCAAACTTATATTTAGTTGCCCAGTATGGAGGATTTTGTTGAGGAGGGATTTTAACTTTTATAAAGTTTTTAAACTCAGAAAAACCACAAGGTATATGTTCAGAATTTAATGGACTTACTAGAGCAGTAGATGATCTATTATATTCATCCATATAAATCATACCTATTTCATAATCTCTATTACTGTGAAGACTTTTAGTATTACTTATGATTTGAAAATTTACTTCAGCAAAGTTCCAATCAAAATACTCATAAGCAAATTGTAATGGTGAAGCAGGATTATCAACTCTTTGCATTGCAATTAATTCTAATCCAATAACATTACTACCTGGAGACGCTACGATACCTATAGGCTGAAATGAAGATGATATTCCACTTGCAAATTTTGTCCAACTTGTTGGTTCGTTTGCGTCTAAGATATTAGGAATTTCACAATTAATAATATCTGTTAAAGTGTTTCCTTGGCATGATGTTTCATCTAATGGATTGGAACTATATACAGGCTTTATATTTCCAAGCACACCAATTTTTTCTTGAAAATCTACATCTATAGCTAAATCATATACACTATTAAAGTCTTGTTGTAATATGTACTGAAAGCTAATATCAACTTGTTGAGTTGTTTCAGTTGGAGTGTTTCCAGAAAACTGACTATGAATAAATGATGCCTCAATAGATATTTCAGACCCTGCCACTAAATCAATTTCATCAAAATCTATAATTAACTGAGCATTGTCAATTACTATGTTTGCACCAAAAGTATATGCCACAGAATCAAATGAGTCTTCTAAAGATGTAAAACCTATGTTTTCAGAAATTAACTCTGTGCTAAACTCAAATCTTACAGGAGAATTATTTTTATCTACTAAATTATAATTTTCAATATAATTTCCATACATAAGCCTATTGCCCATTAGTGTTTGAGCCTTAGCTAATAAAGGAACGTTATCATATAATCTAAGTAATTCAGATGTTGGAAGAATAGTAAATATTTTACTATTTCTAAAATTAAATGTGTAGTCTGTATTATCAGCAAGACCTAAATCTGCTTTCTTTAGTTTTTCTATAACCTTAATTATAGTGCCATCGCTATCTTTAAATAACAAATCTATAGCCGTAACTAAAGGACCACCTGAATTGTATGTTATTATTGCAGTATTAAAACTATTTATAACACCCTCATTTAAATAAGATTCAGGACTGAAATTAAAAGTTTTTGTATTAAATGCTGCATCTGAAAATTGTGATGTTGCTGAATACTCATCGTCTTGATATTCGTATCTATAAGCAAAAGAAATAAATCGTTCTTCTAAATAATTTTCATCACCACCACTTGTTGTTGTAAGTTCTATTAAAGGAGCACTATAAGGAGGTTTTTTAATAACAAGTAAAGACTCTTGAAGTAAACCTGCATTACCATTTCCATCAACTAATGGTACACCACTAGGGTCTTCGTAGTTTCTAAGAGTATTAATAAATCTAGGTGGATTGTAATCATCAGTCCAAAATAGTAAACCATCAATAATATTTATCCCTGTAATAAGATGTTTATTATCAAAATTTAATACAGTATTTTCTAAACCACCATCAGATACGCTTATTACGTGGTATGTTAAAAGATTTGTTATTGTATTAAAAGAAACTATTAAATCTAGTTTTCCTGTAGGACTGTTCCCTAAACCTGAACTTTTAAACGTGGGGTCATGTACAAGCCAATAAATAGTTTCGTTTGCTCCATCTTCTAAAGCTCCAATACATCTAGCCTGATCACTAAGAGTATTTCCTTTGTAAGATAATACAGTAAGTCTTGTGTTACCTTTTGAGTTCTCTACTGAACCGACCTCGGTAGACTCTGAAGAACCTAATCTAATATTTACTGCATCAATATACTGTCCGTTGGGAACTAATCGCTCATCAACGGATTTATTCATTTTACCTGATATGAAGTTTCTTTGGAATGTAGCCATATTATTTTATCCACTTATCTCTACCCCTTAGACTCATTAATAATCTTCCTGGGTGTATATTGCTTAATCTTATTTTTGCGTTTCTTAAAAGTGCTGATTTAGCTTTCCTAGCTCTATTTACAACATATTCTTGAACGCCCAATTTAGAATTTAAAATTTGATAACTAATATATGCATAAACATAATCTTCAAATAATTTATTTACTGTAATTTGAGTGTTATCACCACCCTCCATTCCATCAGAAATATACTCTAAAATACAACTATTATTTGCCATAGTAGAATCAAAGTTTATAACACCTGCTTTTTTATCAATCCTAAATGTAGGATTTGCATTTGCAGTTTCTGTGTTAAGACCATATCTAGCTCCTATTGCAAAATCAAAATACCAATACCCCTCATACTCATAACCCAATAATCCATTATATGAACTTAAATTATTTAAATATATACTAGGTTGTTGAGCAGTTATCCTATCAAAATCTAAAGTAGAAAATTGAGGTTGTAAAGCATTACCATCTTGGTCAAATAAAATCCTAGTGGTGTTATCTTGAAGGTATGCAACTGCAGAATTTACTTGAATATTTTCTACCATAGGTCTTATCACACCATCTTGATAGTAAGATATTCTAACCCAGTTTACATAATCAGAAGGTAAAACAAATCTAAGTTCATCAGAAACAGTTAGTTGCAATACTTTTACTTCTTTAAAAGCATCATAGTTTAATTCCTGTATTGCTCTTTTAGCATGGAATAATATTTTGTATCGCTCTTCATTATTAATTAATGAATGATTACCAGAATACATTAATTGATAGTTTATAACTATATCTTTTAATGACACATACTGATACGATCCCCAGTTTGCATCTTCAGGAGTATTCCCTCCATTTTCGTAGTATTCGTATTGACTAATGTATGACATATTTATTTCTCGCTATTAGTTTCAGCAGCTTCTGCAGCTCCTGCGTATTGAACAACTGATGACTCTCTAATTGAAACTCCTGCGTACTGGAGGATTTTCATTGTTAAGTCTGTGGCATCGTCTGCAAACAACTCAAAGTCTTGGTAGTCTAACTGCGTTTGGTCAAACACAGGTTCACTGTTTGTGCCTAAATCAACATAAGTCCATTTTGGTGGTTTAGGATATCTTATGTATTGTACTTTTATAGTTTTTGGAGTATCTGGATATAAGGTTACTATATTCGCTTCAACTGTGTATGCAGGAAACATTTCAGATGGAGCTGTTAATTGAGATGAATTTAATAATGATATATTACTGTGACTAACTCTTTCAATTTCTGTATTGTTATCTAAAAAATATATTTTATTA